CTTTGCTCCAATAGGAGGCTCTGGACCCATAGATCTTTTAACTTTCAATACAATAACTAGGGAGATTAAAACTTATGATGTTAAGACACAAAACTTTCGTAGCAATGGTTGGAAGATTGCACGAGGGAGAACCGCTGAACAAAAGAGATTAGGTGTTAAAATACTTAATTTTGATCCAAAGAAAACTTGAGGTAATATGGCAGACTACACCGAACTTAAAACAAAAATTAAAAAACACGAGGGGTACCGAGACCATATCTATCTCGATAGCTTATCCATTCGTACTTTTGGTTATGGTCATATGGTTTTGGATACCGATGATCTTACTGAGGGTGTTCATTATCCCATTGAGGTTGCTGAGGATTATTTTGATAAAGATTTTAGTATTTCTTTATCGGAGGCTGAGAAACTTATAGGCGATATAGAATTAAATCATGTTCAAAAGTGCTGCATAATTCAAATGGTTTATCAATTGGGGGGACCCAGAACTTCTAAATTCAAAAAGATGTGGAAAGCCTTGGAAGAGGGAGACGCATTAACTGCTAGTGCAGAAATATTAGATAGTAGATGGCACGCTCAAACGCCTGGTCGTTGTGAAGAAGTTGCGGAAGAAATGGCGGGTAGTACCTTATGATCCACCTATTAAAATTATTTAATAATCCTTTAGTAAAAATGGGGGTCGATAAAGTCTCTTCTCATTTTAAACACAAAGCAGAAAAAGTAAAAGTAATTAGAGCTGCTGAAATTGAGGCTGCAAAGGATACAGATTTAGCTCGTATCAAAAGCCAGGATACCTCGATAAAAGATGAGATCTTAATGGGGTGGCTAATAATTATGCTTACTACTGGCTGGTTTCCACAAACAAGAGAAAATTTTAGAGAGTGGGTATCTATAATAAACGATCTACCAGATAGCGTATGGTATTTAGTTATTATAGTTTTTTCTGCTAGCTTTGGAACAAAGATTACAAAATCGGTGCTTGATCGTAAAAAGAAATAATGGCTAGAGTAAAGTTTAATATTGCGGATCAGCCTCACGAAAGGATCCCAAAGAAAACAAGTATTGGTAGGAGACCCAAGAAATCTAGCATGAATAAATCAAAAAAAAGATCATGGAAAAAATATAATTCGCAAGGCAAGTAATGAAGATAAGCGAGAATACAAATATCGGATTACCTCTTAGAAATTTAATTGGTTTAGTGGCTGCTATAGTTATGGGAGCTTGGTTTGCTTTTGGTGTTATTGAAAGATTAAATAAATTAGAAACTGCTGATCATCTCTTCCAGGCTGATCTCTTAAAAAAAGCTGAGCAAGAACCTAAGAACCTGGAGATGTATATGTTGATTGAACATTTAGCATCTCAGATAGAAAGCATAGAAAAAGAGATAGAGGCTAGCAGATATAACAAAGTTAATATTGATCATCTAAAAGAACAGATGATAGCAATGCAAAAAATTATAGACAAACTTAGAAATGGAACCCACTAATGCAAGAGATGGTTATTGCTTTACTTATGCTGGTTAATAATGAGATCAAAGAGGCTCGTATCCAAACCGATTTGAGTATTTGCCTCAAGCATCGTAGAATAGCAAATCGTAGTAATACTGGAACTAATGTTGAATATAGATGTATTAAATCTATGGCTGAGCTTGAGACAAATATAGATGGATCTATTTCTATTAAAAAATTAATTTTAAATTAATGGATCGTTTTTTCTATTGGATCTTTGGTTGCCTGGACAACATAATTGCAAGGATTGAAAAATGGCTAACAAGAAAACCTGGCAAAAGCCGAAAGAAGTAATCATAGATATTGGTAAGTGCAAATATTGTAAAGCTGAGATGAATAATCAAGAGAGCTTTGTAGCTTTCGCTGATAAGACTAAGGCTCATTATGAGTGTATGCGTAAAGACGATGCAGAAAAGGCAGCCGATAAGACTTTTGAATAATGGTCTGGCTGGCTGGATTTGAACCAGCGATCCTCTGCTCCCAAAGCAGATGCGGTACCAGGCTCCGCCACAGCCAGACATTTATAAAAACATGAGAGGATTATCAGAGGGTTAATGATATATCAATTAGATATATGCCTTATGTAATATAGCTTTTTTATAGGCATTTTTGGCAATTAATCTAATGCAATTAAAAGTTTTATTGGTATAAACATTAGAAAAATTGGGGTTGTAGTCTATAGGTTCGAATACTATCGACAACTGTTGGTACTATTATCTTTTTTAATAACGGGAGTGCTTTTCGGAGGGTTAATCTTTAATAAATATTTTTGGTATTGTTCCTGGACCCAATCATCTTTTTCGAAAGTATCCACATAAGCTATCTCTAAACTTACTTTAAATTCAAGATAGCTCATGGGTATTGGCATCCACTAATTAAGGAGCATCTTATCAATGGCTGCTAATCTCTGATCCTTATTGGTATCAAGATCTCTGTAATACCACTTGTTAGGAGTATTCATATTTGACCAGCCAAATCTTCTCATTATCTGCTTATCAGTTAAGGCTTGTTGATCTTTTAAGAATGAAAAAGCAAACTTTCTGAACGGAGATATACCATTCTGCCAATCCATACCTAGAGCTTTAGCTGCTCTTTTAACTCTTCTAGCTGCCATCTTTTTAGATACTGTTCCAAATAACAATCTGTATTGACCCGCTCTCTTTGGAAACGGCTGCGCTTTTATCCAGGCTTTTAATATTAAAGCTAAAGATTTAGAGATCTCAATACCTCTTTTAGAGCTTGCAGTTTTAAGGAAGTTTTCTCTAAAATTATTCCATTTGTCGATACTGTGATTTGTATAAATTAAAGCTGGTCTGCTTTTTAGATCTATATCTGAGTAAGTTAATCCCAGCAGCTCATTTAATCTCATACCCGTTTCAGCTGCTGTATGGAATAAAGCTCTCTCCAATGGATCCTCAGCAGAATTAACTAGCTTAACTACATCCTGGTATTTAGGCATCCACTTAGCTTTAGTGTTTTCTCCTTGAAAGAAATTTTTAGGAAATTTAAAATCTAAAATATTTCTGTCAATTATCCATTGTCTGCTTTGGCAGTATTTCACAAACAATTTAAAGTTAGCAACAGCATCTCTAATAGATTTCTTGCCTAACTTCTTATCCGTTCTTTCAACTGTTGTAGCTCCACCAGGCGCATTCTTAACTCTCATACCATATGAATTAATAAGAGCTGGGATATATGTTTCTTTAAAATCATAAAGATTATATTCCGATAACATCTTAGTTTTAATGTGTGGGATGATGTGATGGTTTATGTGACCGCACATATGCAATCTAGTTTCATAAACAATCAATTCATTTTTTAAAACACTTTCTTTGTACTGAGAAAAAGCTACATCAAAAGTTATTTTTTCTGGCATAGCCAAGTGCGGATCCATGTTTCTTAAACTATCAGCAAAAGTATTGGCTTGTCTTTTCTGGTTTAAATCAAAAGATCCTTTAACTTCTTTTTTACCAGCATCGTTTTGAACAAACACAATATGCTTTTTGCCTCCAGCTCTATCTTTTTTTTCTATCCAAACTTTCATTAATCAGATACCTCCATGTGAATATAATTTGAAGTCTCCTCAGTTTTAACTTTAGGATTTGCAAAAAAATCTCTGTAAGTTGTGTAGCTTACAACCATTAAAAATAATGGGTCATTCTGCTTTTCTATTTTTACTTTTTTTACTTCGCCAGCAGCCTCTGCATAATCTCTGATAAAGAGTTTATGAGCCTCTGGAATAGTGGGAGCTACAAAAGTTTTTTCCCTCCCAGGTAATTTGTAAGTGCATTGATACATTACGCTAACTCCTTTGGATCTTTTAATTTATCTCCAGTTAAACAGTTTGTAAAAACTTTGGCAGCCAACATACAATATGTTCTGCTCATTGAAGAAGTAAGAAGATCTGCACCAGCGCAAGTCTTAACTAAATCGTGATCTGATTTAGTAAAGCTAGTCATATCCTCTGCCTCTTGAAGTTTATAATTTAAGTTTGAAACAGCATCTGGTTCTACACCAGCCATTTTACAAACATTGATAAAGTCGTTATTGAACATTAAGCAGCCTCCATAGTTAAAGGTTTAACAAATTTTTTGTGGTCATCAAAACTGACATCACAAAGTAAAGATCCATATTTTTCTCCAGCATACAAAACTAATCTTTGCTCAACTTCATTATGAGGAAAAGCCATAGAGACAACAGCAACAACTTTGCCATCAGCTTTTAATTGGTTTATTGTTTGAACTGGGATGTTTTGATTTCTACCCATCGAGATAGATTTTTTATTAACTTTTTCTAAATCAGACATACTGATTACTTGGTAAGTTTTAGTCATTTTTTCCTTTGGTTTTTTCTCCCAATACAAAAGAGTTTTTCCGATAACCTTAGAGCTATATTTCTTTTGGGGGAGAATGATTGATGTAAAGTACTCTTCTAAGGCAGAGTAGGTAGCAAACTTAATTTTTTTGATTTGCATATATAATAGATATAATTATTCATTGCCAGGGTGTCAAGATATAATTGACATAAGCACATTATAATTGCTTAGGTGGTAATAATAATAAGGCGTAGGGGTGGCTAGCAGCTTAAAGCAGCTTTTTTAAAAACTTATATAAAGCTAGTAATTATGCTTGTAATTTAACTAGCTGGTCTTGCAGTTGGATCACATTAATTAACTTAGTGTGAGCCTTTTTAGAAAGCTCTGCAATTCCTGGCGGGTATATCCCGTCATTTTTTTTCTTTAGTCTCAATATCTTTGTGTTCAGAGACTTTCTTGCTTTCTCTTCTTCCTGGATCTTCGTCTCCAGGTGTTGGTAGTGTGTTTGCATTTTGGTTCTTTACCTCCTTTATGCGTTTAAAGTCATAAGTAATAGTTTTATTATCTATGACTATTTTGGCAGCTGCTGATGGGACACTAACCGCAACAGCTGAATTTAG